ACAGCAAAGTCTAGATGGATAATACTTATTATTTTCGCATTAATATTTTTAGCAATATAAAAAATAGTGACAAGAAAAACTAATACATTCTTAATTGGATTGTTAGGAACTATACTTTTGGGTTTATCAACTTGGGTATTAGTTACATTAATTGAAATTCAAACCATAGTAAGCATGATGCAGAACGAACTAATGAATATAGATAAGAAATTTGGTCGTGTTTACAATTTTATAGACAGTGTAAGAACTAATATTAAATAATGATGACAGATAAAGACTGTAATGACTTTGCCGAACTTGTTCGAAAAATGCAAGAAAATGATAAAAAGCAAACTGCAAAAAAACCAAAAAGAAAAAAGAAATTAAAAAATTATGTCAGAAAAATTAAGTCAACTTCATCAAGAACTAGCGGAAAAGCTACTCGAAAGAGTTAGAGACCCAAAAGCAAAATCTAGTGATTTGAATGTTGCTAGACAATTTTTAAAAGATAATGGCATAGACGCAATTCCAGTGGATAATTCGCCATTAAAGAAACTTATGGAAGAATTACCATTTAATGAAAAGCCAATCAAAGTTAGTACAAACTAAACTTAAAGATTTTCGAAATTTTTTATATATAGTTTGGAAACATCTAAACTTACCAGAACCTACTGCAATACAATACGACATAGCTGATTATATTCAGCATAGTCCTAGCAGAGCAATTGTCTCTGCATTCAGGGGTGTCGGCAAAAGTTGGATTACTTCAGCTTACGTTCTGTGGAGATTGTTATTAAATCCACAATTAAATATTTTAGTAGTGTCAGCTTCAAAAAATAGAGCAGATGACTTCAGTACATTTTGTTTAAGATTACTAGAAGAATTACCTTTGCTATATCATTTAAGTCCTACTGATAAACAAAGAACATCAAAGATTAGTTTTGACGTTGCACCTGCATTGGCTTCACATCAACCAAGTGTAAAAAGTTTGGGCATAAATTCCCAAATTACAGGCAGTCGTTCTGACCTTGTGGTAGCAGACGATATTGAAACTTCAGGCAATACTCAAACACAATTAATGAGAGATAAACTTTCTGAAAGTATAAAAGAATTTGAAGCAGTTATAAAACCGAATGTTAATAGTAAAATATTATTCTTGGGTACCCCACAATGCGAGCAAAGTATTTTAAATAAATTACAGGATAGGGGATATAAAATAAGGTATTGGACTGCTCGTTATCCTTCAGAAAAACAAATTAAAAGTTATGGTGCTAATCTTGCACCAATAATTAATAATACTTGGACATCAGATTTAGTTGGTAATGCAACTGACCCAAAAAGATTTGATGAAACAGATTTACTTGAACGTGAAGCTAGTTATGGAAAATTGGGTTTCAATATGCAATTCCAATTGGACACAACATTAGCAGACATAGACAGATACCCAATTAAATTAGCAGACCTAGTTATTATGTCATGTAATCCAAATGATGCGCCAGAAAAAATAGTCTGGGCGAGTTCACCAGAATTAAGACATGATGATTTACCTGTGGTTGGTTTACAAGGCGATAATTTTTATAGACCTATGCAAACACAAGGAACTTGGCTTCCTTACCAATCAGCTTGTATGTCTATTGACCCATCTGGCAAGGGTCGCGATGAAACAGCTTATGCAATTACAAAAATTTTAAATGGAAATATTTTTCTAGTTGCTTCTGGTGGTTTCAACGCAGGTTATACAGACCACGTTTTAAATAAATTAACTCAACTAGCAAAGAAACATAAGGTTAATAAAATTCTTATTGAAGATAATTTTGGTCAGGGAATGTTCGGACAATTACTGAAACCATTTTTAGCGAAGCAATTCCCTTGCACCATAGAATTGGTACGTCAAACCACCAATAAACATAGACGTATCTTAGATACCTTAGAACCTTTGATTAGTCAGCATAGACTTGTCGTTGACCTAGCGGTTGTTAAAGACGACTATGAATTGACCAATAGTTTGTATTCACCTGAAACTGCTCTAAGGTATCAACTAATGTACCAACTAAGCAGATTACAAAAAGGAAGTAATACTTTGCTGCAGGATGACAGAATAGATGCACTACAAATTTCCTGCCAACATTGGATTAGTAGTTTGGCTAAAGACGATGAAATGGCTTTAAAACAACGTCAGGAAGACCAATTAGATGCCCAATTAGAGAGATATTGGGGTGTAGGTAGACCAAATTCTTGGATTAGACTTTAGGTTCCCCTATTAGAAGCAACAGATGCACTAAAGTACCCATTGTAGAAGAAGCATCATTGTTTCTTCAGAAAGGAAAATTATGATGTTGTTTTTAAACCAAGATTGTTCTTACCCAGATGGTACGTATCAATTTAGCGTTAAATACCCATATTATATCGCTATTAGAATACCTAAAAGTAATGAAGACAATCAAAACAAACAATACTACATCTCAAAACAGAGTGACAGAAACTTCAAACTTATAGAAGTTAAAGAGTTATGTAGGTTATTAGAAACCTGTTAAGGTTCTATAAACCTGTGGTTTACCAAATTTTACCAATGGTGATATACAGGTTTTGTAATTAAGCACCACCTTAGAAAAGACGATAAAAAAGACCATAAAACTGACACCTATAGAGTTTCGAAAAAGTGTTGATTTTGTTGTCTTTTTAAATAGGTACCACTATGGAAGAAACTATAGTTAATACTATAGTGAACTATAGATATTAAGATTACACCAACATCAACAATCTTAGATTAGCAACTTGGTCTTATACTTAATGTAAAACTATATGAATAAAGAAAATAACAAGGTGATATACCTAAAGTCTCTCTTTAAGACATTTAAACCGAAAGAGAAACTTCCTGAAGACCTAAAGATTGAAATGGCTAAACTTAATCTTGTTGTTGATGAAGATAAAAACAAACCTTTAAATCCACTTAAAGATGCTAGAGCAGGTCGTAAGTTTATTTTAGATAATATGGAAGACTTTCTAAATTATGCTGTCAATTATTCACTGATTGACCGAATGAGAACCAAATGTCCTTTGGACAAGTGGGAATAATTTGACACAAAAATCTGAGAACTAGAACGTATATACAAATTTTTAAATTTCCCCATATGCCTATGGTTATTTTTTGGTAGGGGTATACCCATGTTTCACATGGAAATGCAACATTGTTGCATGAAAAAGTGATAGTTTTATTGTTTTCCGCCAGTTCGCATAAGACTATGAAACTAATGCGAAGGTTTTTCCTTGAAATTTTACCTAATTTGGAAATGCAACTGCAAATTGCATCAAAAAATTTCTTGAAATCATGTCTCTCATTATCTGTTTAGATAACTAGAGAGACTTAACTGTAAGGAGTTAATATGATTATAAAAGTGTGCCAACACTTAGCTGAAGGTAATCCAATGTTAAAGTCTAGCAAACTCAAAGACGACTTGGAACTTCATCAAAAGGAACTAACGAGAATACTCACTAAACCTTTTGAACCCAACTTTATGCAGCACATAATCGTTGAAGATGAAGTAGAAGATTTAATCTGAAACATTAAGTTATACCTACTTCTATACATATCTAATCTTGTCTTACCGACAGGGTTGATTTATCGCTTGAAAAATAATATTATCATGTTCTACTGTTGTTCTGTTGAATTTCTATTATATTGTATATATAAAGGCAACCCACACAACATATAGTGGAAATCCTGCTAGGATTAAAAAGTAAGCATTATGGTAAAAAAAGCATATTTATATTCAAAGAACAACAAAATTCATAAGGGTTATGAAGACCATTCTTTATTATCTATTTTTTCTGAAAATTTGATAGTTTTTTGGTCATACCTTAAACACCGATTTCATCACATACGACAAAAACAAACGACTAAAAGGAAGGAACATCAGAATATATTAGTGACGTGTTCTAATGCTAGGGGAGTAAACCTTCATCAATTGGGAACTGGAAATAACGTCTGTAGCCAGTCTACTAAGAAATACAGCAACATAACCAGTCGGCATCTGTAAATATAATACTTGTAGAATATCTACAATAATGTATGCACAAGTGTTGACATTAATAAAGGAAGCATTATTATGCAAAATAGTAAGTTAAAAACAAAAAGACTAACTAAGGTTTGTATTATGAT